TATGCTTAAACAAATCGGAAAAGAGTGGAAGAAGAAAGAAGAAGGAGGAACTTTCACTGCCGATCACCTATCCCCATCGCAGCTCAATATGAACATAGATCAGTGGCATTATAACTATAATGTTTTAACTGCTGCTGAACGAAAAAAGCTCCCTGCAAACTTAAAAATGATCTTCGGTGGGTTGGTAGGTCAGGCACTACAAGATTTAATTACTGAAAAATTAACGATTGAAGAAGTAATGAAAGGAAAGAAATGAAAAATTTAAAACCAAATGAAAATAAATTTCATAAAGGTAATAGTGTTGATGGTAAACATTATTGGCTAACACCTGATTATTTAATGAAAAAATTAAATGAAGAATTCAAATTTGACTTTGATCCTTGTCCATATCCAAAACCAAAAAATTTTGATGGTTTAACTTGTGAATGGGGTAAATCTAATTATGTAAATCCTCCATTTGGTTCTATAATTCATCAAGGTAAGAAAAAAGGTGCAACTGCATGGGTAAGAAAAGCTATAGCTGAACAAGAAAAAGGAAAAAATATAGTTTTTGTATTTCCTATAGATAAATGGATTTTAATGATGGTTAAAGCAGGTGCTGAAATAAGAAATCTTGGTGATGTAAAATGGTTAGCAACAGAAGATAAATCGGAAGGCAAAGGTACTGGAAGACATATTGCCTGTTTTATTTTAAAGGGGAAAAAATGAGCCAAGAAATATTAAGTAAGTTTGCACAATTACAAACTGAAAACAGAAACCAAAAGCAAGAACTAAAAAGATATTCTCAGATGCTACTTGCAAGAGATGAAGAAATTACAAAACTAAAAAAACAAATAGATGACTACCAACTTGGTGAAAAGATGGTTGCAAAGAACCAAAGCTATTTAGAGGCTAAAGCACAAAAAGATATTGACCAAGTAAAACAAAATCAAAAACTACAACAAAGGAAGGATAATGAAACTAAAACCACAAACAGAAGAAAAAAGTAAAGGCGGATTTAAGGAAAGACGCAAAGAATGTCTTATGAAATCTAAAGATATTCCTACAGTAGATATTAAAGGAAAGAAATATTCTACTGTAAACGAAAGACATAGACATCTTTTGCAATACTTTCCTGAAGCTAGATTTAATGAAGAAATACTTTTCCATGATAATGAAAGAGTAGTTGTTAAAACTGAATTACATATTGGTGAAACTATTTATGCAGTAGGTCATGCAGAGGAACATAGAAACGCAAACTTTATTAATAAAACAAGTGCATTAGAGAACTGTTCTAGTAGTGCATTAGGTCGTTGCATAGCTGCGTTTGGTCTGTCAGGTTCAGAATATGCTAGTGCAGAAGAATTAGTAAATGCTTTGAATAATCAAGGTACAACTAAATCAGTTTCAATTAAGGATGAAATAAAAAAGCAGACAACAGAAACTAAACTAACTGCTTTATATTCTAATTGGAAAAAAGAAAATGATTCAATAGAAAAATCTTTTGAATCACAACAAACAAACATAAAAAAAAATGGAGGACAAAATGTCAAACAATGGTAGTGGTAAGCAGAAGGATTGGGTATTGTTTCCTTATGATGCCAACAATGAAAAAGCCATCAAAATTGATTTCTCAGGTAATGTTACTTTAGACAATGGTAATAAAGGAACTATCTTAGGTGTCAAAGGACAATCAAAAGATGGTAATACTAAGTTCCTTAAAGTCTATGCTCAGGTAGGAGTTTTATTTAAAGGTGATGATAAATTTACTGGCGAAATGAACTATGCCGAAGCTGGAGGACACAAAGGTTTAATCGGATGGTTAAATGAATCTGGTAATATTTTATCTGGTTATAAAAACGATCCTAAACCAAAACAACCAAAACCGCAGAGTAAACAAATACCTTTCTAAGTGAAAGTTGTTTACTTAGTTTTAGCTTTATTGACAGGTGAGAGTTATGTTTTACACAAGGTTAAGTTTGAAACTACTCTCACTTGTGATGAGATACATGAGGCAGTAATTGAATTTAAAGAAATACAAAATAGGACATACCCAATATACAAAAACAAAGTTGCTTTTGCACATTGGTGTTTAGACGAACAAGGAAATTATTATTTAGGTGCAGAATATGAATGACAATGTAAAATTTATTAACGAACTAGAAAGATTGCTAAACCAAAAACAAAATGACTATGGCGATTTTGACCATACCTCTTATGTAATGGTTGGTATATTAGAAAAATATTTATCAGTTTATAATAATGTTGAGGTCAAAGTACCTCTAAAAGTATTTGGTTTATTTATGATTTTTTTAAAATGTTGGAGAGTCATGCAATCCAAAGAATACAAAAAAGATAACTTTGACGATATAAATGGATATACAGAACTATTAAGGAGGCTAGTAATAAATGAGCAAAAAAAGGGGTAAAAGACCTATGACACCAAAGATGTTCAAGCTATTGCAATTTATTAAGAATTACACTAAAAAGAACAAGTATAGTCCAACTTTTTCAGAAATGGCTTTAGAGTTGGGTTATAAAAGTAAAAATTCTGTTTCTTCTTTGTTAAAAAAATTAGAAGAAAGAGATGAAATAAAAAGAGATTATGCAGGTTATAGTCGGAATATTGAAATAAATGGTTAAAGTAATTAAAACATCTGATCTTGAGTTAGCTGCTAATTTCGAAGAAATTTTTGATGGTGCAACTGTGGAAGAAGCTACAGAAAAAGCACATAATCAAAAAATGCCTAGTGAGTCTGCAAAAGTAAATATCACCGATACCAGGCTTGTTAAGGCACACATTAAACTAATCGGTGAGGAGAATGATGAGCTTAAGAAATAGCAATACTAGATTGTACAATAAGCTAGATAAGGCACATAAAAAAGTTTATGCTGCTAAAGATAAGGGAAGGCAATGTGTACATACTCTCAAAGCATTCAAAGAGTACAATCAATTGTACCGAAGAATTGTTGAAGCAGAGAACAGAGATGCTAGATTTTTATATACTTAATTAAGTATATCTAAAAAGTTGCATTTGCACTTAAGGGATTCTATACTCTAAATTAAAGGAAGGAAACAAAATGAAACTATCACCCAAAGCTAAGAAGAACCTAGAAGAAGACAATCAATTCTATATTGATCTTGGAAAGAAACTAAGACTTGCAAGACGAACTAAGATAAATGAGTTTACTGGTAAGGAAAGTTTTATAAGCCAAACTAAAGTTGCAACTGCACTTAAAACTACATTTCAACAAATAGGTAAATATGAGAAAGGTGAGAACCGAATACCTATAGTCAATCTAATCAAAATAAGTAAGTTTCTAAAAAAACCATTAAGTTATTTTTTAGATGATTGGCAAGAAACAAATATTATTGCTGAACAATTTAATACTGCATTTCAAAAAGAATATGAAAGATTGCAGAAATAATGTTTGTTCCTATATTAGAAAAACTTAAAAAGATAAATCCAACAACCGATGAGTATGATGAGTTTGAGCATTACAAAACAATCATACCTAAAATGATTGCTAATGGTCATGCAGCTCATCAAACAATACCAGGTTATGAAAACTGTAAACCAGAAATAGAAGCATTTAGATGGTTCGATGGTGTTAATATACCTGTGCATGGATATATAGATTTAAAAGGAGATAAGGTAATTATTGAGGATAAATGTAAGTTTCCTAGAAAGGGTAAGATTAAAAAAGATGGCACTAGGTCTTGGTTTACCTCAAAGTTACCTGAAGACAAACCTGAACCTTATAACCTTTTGCAAGTAGATTTTTATTGGTCAGTATTTAAAGTGCCAGTGTATCTTTGTTATATCAATGAAGAAAGTTTCAAAGTATTTCATGCAGGTAATTGTGAAGAACTTAAAACTGAGAACATAGAAAAGAGAATACCAAAAATTATTCAACGATGTAAAGTAAGACAAAATCTAATGAAGATAAGTAACGATGCAAAAGTAATCAAAGACTACATACAACCTCAATTTGACCATTACTTTTGGCGAAATGATTTAGATGAAAATTATGTTAAAGATGCAATAAAATTTTACGAAAGTTAATGCAATTATTTAATGATGATTGTTTAAAAGTATTACCAAATATATCTAATAAATCTATTGATTTAATTATAACATCACCACCATACGATAATATTAGAGATTATAATAATTCATCTGCATGGAATTTTTATATATTTAAAAATATAGCAAATGAATTACAAAGATCTCTTAAAGATGGTGGAGTTATTGTTTGGATTGTTAATGATGCAACAATAAAAGGTAGTGAAACAGGAACATCTTTCAAACAGGCATTATATTTTAAATCATTAGGATTAAATATACATGATACTATGATCTGGCAAAAAGAAACTTTTACAGCAGTTGGTAGTATCCAAACTAGATATGCACCAGTATTTGAATATATGTTTGTCTTATCAAAAGGTAAACCAAAAACATTTAATCCAATTAAAGACAGAAAAAATATAAGTGTTGGTACAAAAATTCATGGAACAATAAGACAAAAAAATGGTCAAACAAAACCAGTAAGTAGTAATGGAACAAAAATAAAAGAATATGGTATTAGATTTAATGTTTGGAAAATAAATTCTGAAAAAAATAATAAAACAAATCATCCAGCAGTATTTCCAATTTCATTAATAGAAGATCATATTGAAACTTGGTCAAATAAAAATGATACAATATTAGATTGTTTTATGGGTAGCGGAACTACTGGATTAGCTTGTAAAAATCTTAATAGAAAATTTATTGGAATAGAAATTGACAAAGAATATTTTAATATTGCTAAAAAAAGAATTGAGTCAGTCTGAAATATGGCTGCCTTACCAATCAAAGTTAGATTTAGGTTTGTCAGAGTCTTCTTTCATACATTGCCAATGAGCATGACCACCACCATGAAAAGAAACAAAGCTATCCATATTAGTCATCATGTCAGTACAATAC